AGTCGGTAACTACCAGTTTCATCAAACACACTTTCAACAAATCCTTTGAATCCTGTCCATGCTTTGTTTATTGATGGTTTTCCGTTTGCAGGAATATGCTTACTCATTCGGTGAGTTGGAATATCTTCTCTAACTGCAACTTTTCTTTTTAAGATGATAAATTCAACATCAATCATATCTTCGGAAATACCAATCAATTCTGCATAAAACTTTTTGTAAAGAAGTATTTGAGAATTTTTAACAGCATCTGCTTTTTGATATTTACTCCAACCTGCAGTTGATGTTTTAAAATCTATAATACGATATTTGCCTGTAAATGTATCTTTAACAATCAAATCAATAAATCCCATAAAGTTTACACCCTCTGCAATTTTTGTGTTTATTGGTTGTTCGATTGCTACTAATTCATCATGCTTTAGTGAAAAGAATTTATTAAAGTTTTTAGATTTTTGAAACCAATCCAAAAGAACGTTTCCATCTTCTAAAAACTCTACCATTTCTTCTTTTGTGCAAACATTAAGAGTTCCGCCGGCAGAATCTTTTATGTAGGTTTCTCTCATTCTTTCTTTGAGATATTCCTTCAAATCAATCATCTTATCTGCCTGTGATTTGGATATTCTTAAACACTTATCTAAATAGTGTTGTAGTGTTTCGTGCATTGCTGTTCCAAATACTGAATGTATATTGGATGTGGATTGTGATAATCCATCTATGTATGCTAATTTGTATTGTTGTGGACAACTACTCCACATACTATATTGTGAAAATGATACTCTTGCCATAGAACTAATATAACTAAATTTTTTGTATTTATCAAATTTTTAATTTCAATTTAGTTATTTGTTTTTTATCAGTTCCATATTTTTCGCAAATGTATTTTATATTTTCTCTACCCTCTCTCGTTGAGTAAAGAACTTCAATATATTCTAATGCTTCTTTTTGTGAACATTGAAAGTCGATTTTAATTAAATCAATTAAAAACTGTTCATATTTTTCTTCACCTTTACCTTTTATATATTTCAAAAAGTATTTACCTTTTGGAATTACACTTATATACAACTTATACATTTCTTTTGGTTGTAATGTTTGTGTCAAAGGTAAAAGAGTTGCAATCAATTCAACCCACTCTGGCTTCATAGAAAGAAAACGATTAATCATAAAATTACTCCATGATTTCAAATCCTCTTCTGAAAGTTTATCGAAGTACTTTGGGTCTTGTTCTGCGGTTATTGCGTTTAAATGGTCAAATAACTTTTTAACTGCCATTATTCTACAATTTTTTTATCTTTTAATTCATCTGGTAAAAGGTCTTGTAATGGTTTTCCACATTGTGTACAAAGGTACATTTCAATTGGAAGTACACTATCTTTTGCACCACCTGTAATTAAACGTGATACTTTTCTAAATCTAAAACCCGGCATAAATGTATTGTTACCACACTCACAAAGCATTTCTCTTGCATCGTTTAAATTAAAATTCATTGGTAATTGTCCTTGTCCTTGTTCCATTTTGTTTATTTTATAATGTTTAATATTTGTATAATTGTACTCATAAATACTATTTCTTTATCTACTACTAATGCATCTTTTGAAAGACCATCCGCAATAGTTAGAATTACGTTTGCAGTATTTCCTGCCGCATATTCATCTACTTTATCGTATAACATTGAATACATTTCTGAATAATCGTTTAGGTGATTATCTGCTACTGCTTGCCTAATCTTCATAAACAAATTACGTTTGTCATCATTTGATTTTAATAGGTCAATCAATTTCGTTTGGAAGTTTGATTCAACCATCACTTTGTGGTCTACTTTCAATTCTCCCTTTGCTGATTGTAATTGGCAAGTATTAAGTATTCTACGAATATCAGGATAATAAGAATTAATGATGTCTGCAACATTCTTAATATCATACTTAATCTTTTCCGAATCTAAAACCTTACTAACTTGTACTGCCACATCTTTTTTAGTCGGTGGAGTAATTGCGAATGATTGACAACGGCTTTGAATAGGGTCAATGATTTTCTCAATATAATTACAAGTCAAAATGAATCTACAATGTTTACTGAATGTTTCCATTAAGTTTCTCAAAATCGCTTGTGCTCCCGGTGTCATATAATCAAACTCATCTAATATGATTACTTTGAAACCTGCAAATCCAACTGATGATGCGAAGTTCTTAACTTTTGTTCTTACTGTATCTACATTGTTTTCATCTGATGCGTTGATAATCATACTATCACACTTAATTGTGTTTACGATTAGTTTAGCAAGTGTGGTCTTACCAGTACCTGCTTTTCCGTATAACAACAAATGTGGTATGTCGTTTGCATCTAAATATTGCTGAATAGTTTCTTTGATGGTTTCATTACCAACATAGTCAGCAAGAGTTTGTGGGCGGTATTTTTCCACCCACAAAGTATGCTCTCTTTTACTTATATCATTTGCGAAAAAACTCATATTATTTTCCAGTTGAACCGAATCCGCCATCGCCTCTTTCGGTGTTAGATAATTCTTCTACTTCAGTAAATTCTATTTGTGGATATGGTAAGATAATAATTTGTGCAATTCTATCACCAACTTTGTAATCAGTTTCATCAATTCTTACATCATTTTTTCCATATACTTTTTTGAATGTAGCTTGTAATTCACCTCTATACCCACTATCAACTACTCCAACACAATTTGTCAAAGCCAAATCAGTTTTTCTAATTGATGAACGAGGAAATATCAATCCTACAAATCCTTCCGGTATTTCCAATGCAATTCCCATCCCATATGTTACATCGAATGTCGTATTGGATAATATTGATGTTGCTACCAAATCCATCCCACCATCGCCAGATTTAGCGTATTGTGGTACTACTGCATTAGGATGCAGTTTCTTGATTTTTACTTTCATCTTGCTCTTTTCTAATTTGTTTTGTATCTTCGGAAATAGGTCTTGCAAATATTTTAAACTCCATTCCATTCTGTTTAAATGTTAATACATCACCCTCCACTGGTTGTAATTGTAAAACTAAAGGAGATGGTTCCGTATTTTCACCTTGCCAACCAAATACTACAGGTTCGTTATTAAAAAATTGAAAACACCACTCTGCATCTTTAATTGGTTCTTGTGCAGGAATTTCTACACTACTTTGTAATTGTGATTCCTCTACTGGGAATAATTCTAATTGTTCTGTCATTTTTATTAATTTGCTATTTCTACTAAATAATACTTACAAACGAAATCATCAATTTGGAATTCAACGTGCGATAAACCATCGGTTGATACTTTCAATTTAGCATTAGTTGCTTCTTTATTTGCTGTAAGAATTTCTTTTAAATATTTTGCTGAAAAGGAAATTGGTTTTATTTCTACCAATACATTTTTTTGACAAGTTATCGTAACTCTGTTTGTGGAAATTGATGAATATCCAATTGCCATTTTCAAATCACCACCTTCTGTGAAGATTGTGAATGTATCGATATCACTCAATGCACCCTTTGCTTTGATAAATTTATCTACCATTTGAGATGTCATATCAATTTCAATAGTAAATTCAGGCAATGTTTTCAAATCTGGCACAGGTGGAATACACCTAAAATCTGCTAACTGGTAAGATGTTTCGGTATCATCCGAATTCAACTTAAGAGTAACTGCTTTATCTCCCGATTTATCTACTTTTAATTTAATATCACTGTCCAATACACCAATCATATTTTTTAATAGTGATGTTGTATAAATACCAACATTAAATGGATTAGAAGTAAATGCATTAAATTCAACCTCACCCAATAGGGTTTTATCATCCGAAATAAATCTTACGGATAATTTTGTTCCTTCCGCATTCCATGCTACGGATTCAATAAGTCCTCCTAATGAATACTTTTGAATAAATCTTAATAAATTGTTTTTGTTCATTTGTTTTAAATTTTATGTTTGTTTATTAAATATACGGAAAATATTTCTAAATTTCAAATTTTTCTGTAATATAATTGAATAAATTTTGAGCGTACTCCTCATTTACTCTTGGTGTAGCGTGTGTATTTTTATCTTCAAAATATGGATAATCCCCATCAAAACGATTTTCATCCGTATAATCTGTTTTTAAAAATGTTCCGTTCCAAATAAATGGTATTTTTTTAGATTTTAAATAATAAGTTATCAATTGGTGATTTTTATACCAATTTATAAAATCTTCTTCAGCGTTGGTTGTTGACATTATATTTCCCCACTTTATTCTGCCTGATATTTCTTCATCAAAATATCCCCACGGATTTGGATGAAATGGTTCAATTCCACCAGTGTTGGTGTAGTATTCTCTTCTATTAGGATATGTGTACATTACTAAAACCAATGATGGCTTTAAATAATCAGTCCAAGTTAAAATTGCTCTACTAATGTAATCATTACTTCTTCCGCTCATTCCTAAATTATAATCAATTCCCGATTTTATCTTTCTTGATAAAAAATGTGGCCAAGTCTCTGTATCTTTTACATCTATACCTTCCGTATGCGCACATCCTACTGACATTAATTTAATGCCATTAAAAATTGTATTATCACCTCTAAAACCTATTTCATTAAATCTATAATGGTTATTTCCTTTATCCGAGCCGTTTCCCAAAAATTGTTTTCCTGGTCTTTCTTTAAATGACCATTTGTAACTTGAAATTTCAAAATCTTCTGTTGTCCAATATTTTAAACTCTGTTTCATATTAAAATGCAAAAAACTTTTTAGCTGTTTGTGTTTCTACCGATGCCTTTTCCCATTTAAGTGCTTTATAAAAATCATCAATTTTATTTTCCAATTCTGCTTTATATATTTCATCTCTATCAATATACGTTTCAATAAAATCTATAACCTCTTTTGGGTCATTATAATCTTTGAATGCCAACCCTTCCAATCCCAATGGATTTGTTTTAAGATATACCCACTTTACTTTATCACCATCTCTGATAGGTTCGTGCTTATACGGGCAATTGAAGAATTTTAATAATCTGTTATATGCTATTCCGGCTTTAACGTGTGCAGGCGTTCCCTTTTCAAAGTCTGCTATTGATTTTCCCTTTACCCAACTTCCATCATCATATTTACTTAACTCTTTAATTGCTCCACCTTTAGCTATTTTATTTACAGGTAAATTAATCATACTTTTTTTAAATTCTAAAAGAGAATGGTCAATTTGTTCATTTGATTTACCCATTAGAATATCTTTGAGAGTTTTAGCCATAAAGTCCTGAAATGCTTTTGGAAACGATGAACGAACCACATCCAATCCTTTTACATCTAATTTATCGCAAGGGATACCGTTTTTCAAAATCATCCATTGTGCGTATCGTTTTTTTGCTACCCAAAATCCTGCTTTACTGATATACTCTTTTTTAATCTCAAAACGATGTTTATCTTTTGGAATGAAGAAAAACTTTTCTGCCAACAAGTCGTAAAATTTATTAAGAAATGTTTGTGTTTCCTCTGCAATAGTATTTACTTCCTGTGCCATTCTCTTTTCATCAAATTCCTTATATTCTGGATATCTATATTTTACCAAAGGTTCTGCCATCATATAAATTGAGTCAGTATCAATATAAACATTGTAGTCCTCTTTTGTTCCTAACTCTTTCCAATATTTGATGTTTGCCATTTCAGCGGTTTTTTTAATAACAGTTTGACCCGTAATAGTAACTGCCTCTGCGTTATCAATATCATAGAATCTGAAAGCTGGTAATCCTAATACTCCATACATTGAGTTTAAAAGAATCTTTTGTACCAACTGACGTTTTGCATAAAACTCATATTTTTCCGTATCCCCTTCTTCACCATACTTTTTTTCTAATTTACGAAATTCAACACGCTTATCAAACCAATCATTAAGAATATCTGCAATTAGACCTGGTGAGTCTTGGTTATATATTACTCCGTTTGCTGCTATTCCCAAATTAGAATCTTTAATTAATTCGGTTAATTCTTGTCGATTGTATTCATATTCTTCACCATCTTTGCTTACCAAATGATGTTTAGTATCTTCACCTTTAATCCATGCTTCCGCGTCCCAATTTGTAATTTTACCAACTTTTGTTTCAGGTGAGATATTAAGTGTCATAATGATTGATGGATATAGAGATGTTAAGTCCAAATCATAAATCCAATCATACTTGCCAACAATGGGTTCTTTCACATAAGCTCCAATAAACTTCTCTTCGTTGTTATCACGAAGTGCTTGCATCCTTTCTTTTCTATCTTTTGGTTTGTTTGATGCTACTAATCCTTTCTTTTTAAGGTATGCCAAACAAGCTCCTTCTAACCATTTTGATGAAAATATATAATCTTCGTATGGTACATATCCTGCGTGGCAAACCGCTCTACATAATTCAATGAATTGAAGTTTTTCATCCAATGCTACAACCAAGTCCACATCGACAATGTTATACTCAATGAATTTTTCTAAATCATTTTCGAAAAGGTCATCCAAACTTCCTTCATATTCAACCTTACCTCTACCTAATTCTTTGGTAGCAATGTGATTTAAAGTATAAGATGATTCCAGTGTGTAAGTATAAGTTTTATAAAGATTGATATAATCTAAAATACTAACACCACCAAATTGCCACTTATCTCTATAAGGTGAATAAAATGATTGTCCAATAGGTGATAATCTTTTTGCATGTCCTTCACCGCAGACATTTTTAATACGATTGTAGAGGTATGGAATATCAAAAAAGTCTATGTTCCAACCTGTGAGAATAGTCGGATTAATTTCTTCGTAATAATTAAGAAATGAATGTAAAAGATTTTTCTCGTTATTGAAAATGTGAACATTAACCTCTCTCCCATCTTTACTAAATGAGTTGGCATTGTTTTTAATTTTATTTTGTTTATCTAATACGAAAACATCAAACATTTTTGTTGCACTATCATGTGCTGCGATTGCTGTAATTTCGTTTTGTGCCTCTTTTGTGTTTGGTAAACCTGTTATCATTTCCACCTCAATGTCAAATGTCATTGTTCTATGACCTTTTGATGGTAAATCTGATTCATAAATATCAACCAATACTCGTGTCGTTTCAGGAACATCACTTTCAAATAAATCCTCAGCTTCATCTTTTTCCCATTTACCAATCTTGCTCAATTTATCACCATACATTGAACGATATTGTCCGTATGGGTCTTTCTTATATGCATACTTACGATAAGGGAATGTTGTATATCCTCTTTCATCATCCCATAGATGCATTAAGTTTTTTCCTCTTTCGTAATAAATGTTTTGATACATTAACTTATTAATTTTTCGTTTAAAACTTTAATCATTTTACTATCATTTAAAGATAGTTCTTTTGCTCTCTGAATTGCTTTATTAGATAATTCAAATCTATAATTTTCGTTATCTAATATTTTATCTAACATATCAAACAAATCTTTTTTATATTTAAAAAATAAACCATTTGGGTCTATCTCTTTGTAACAATCTGATTCCTGAAATATCATAGGAGTTCCGTTCATCATACAATCGGTTGCTGCTACACTCCATCCATAATTTGTTTGTCTCATCTGAATACCTACCATACATTCTTGCACTCGTTTATAGTAATCATGTTTAGCTACTTTGGTATTATCAATCCAACTAAATTCTGGCTTACCATCTAATTGTGGCACCCATACTTTAAAATCTTGTCTGCGTTCTCTATACTCCTCCATCAATTTAATAAAAGATGGATATCCTTTATATGCAGCCGCTCGATGATTGAATACAATAACTTTTTGTTTTTCTTTTGGTTCTTCTATAATTTTAGTATTATCTATGCCCAAATTCCAAACTACTAATATACTATTTAATTTTTGAATAAACAAATCATTAAACCACAGTTTTGCTTCTTCTAAAACTCTATCTTTTTGTTCCTGTGTATTTAGAAAACAAGTATCCATTTGTGATACCCCTAATAGTTCTATTGGCATCCATCTCCACTTATTTTTCCTATCTTCAGCATTGCAGGTTTTCATTTCCCACCAATGACAATATCCAATAATTTTTGTATTGAAATCATTTTTATATCTACCAACTTGCGGCCAATCGGGCAAATGTGAATAAATAACATCGTACTCTAATGTTTCCAATAACCTATTAAAATCAGGTGGATAAGTACGCATCTTAATCATATCACCTGAAAATGGTAGTATGTGTTGTTTTACATTAATTAGATTTAGCTTCTTAACTGCTTGTGGTAATATGATATTCCAATAAAACTCACCATGTTCTTCCAATGCTTTTATGTGATTATAGATTACATCTACAAATGAGTCTTTCTCA